GAAGTCGAAAAGCTAGATCAAGAAGTTATTAACAACTACTCGCTGCCTGTCACTGATATGATCGGATAAAAATGGCCACGAACAAATACTTCAACTATTTTACGTTTGGTCGTGAACAAGATACGGCTGAAGACTTGATCATCGAGTCAATCAAGATTCATGGTCTTGACGTGAAGTATTTGCCTCGCACCATCATTGGTCCTGACGCTCTGCTCGGTGAAGATCCTCTTTCTAAGTTCGACGACGCGATTGACATCGAGATGTATGTTAAGAACACACAGAACTTCGAAGGCGAAGGTGATTTCCTTTCTAAGTTCAATCTTGAGATTCGCGACTCTATGACTCTTGTTATGGCTCGCAAACGTTGGGAACAAGTATCTAACGAAAAGGTTCTCACGGAAGTAGGCTATAACATTCAGCTCGAAGAAGCGAACACTGGGCGTTGGGCTAACTCAGTCGCGCTTCGACTCGAGACTGGCGGAACTGAGCAGTATCAAACGACTTCACCGCGTCCGTTCGAAGGTGACTTCATTTACTTTCCGCTGAACAAGAAGTTGTATGAAGTAAAATTCGTCGAGCACGAGCAAGTGTTCTATCAGCACGGTAAGCTCTACACATATGAGCTGCGTTGCGAGCTTGTAGATCGTATCACAGGCATCGATCTTGCTACAGGCAACACAGAAATCGACGCTATCGAAACTCGTTACAGTCAGGATATTCTGCAGTATCAGTTCCTCTACGAGGACGGCGATATCCTACAGAACGAGGACGGCGAATACGTTCTTCAAGAATACAGAGTCGAAGAGCAAACCAAAACAGCCAACAACGAGATTTACTTCCAGAAGTCGTTCGAGTATATCGACTTCAGTGAAAGAAATCCATTCTCTGAAGTGGATCGCTACTAATGTTTGGATCACAGTTCTACCATCAGTCGATTCGCAGATACGTTATCATGTTTGGCAACATGTTCAACGATCTCGTCGTTCGTCGCTACGATGCAGCAGGTACTAACGTAGGTGCGATCGCTGTTCCGCTTTCGTATGCACCAAAAGAAAAGTTTCTTGTTCGTATCACACAAGATCCTGCGCTAGATCAGCAGGTAGCCATTCAGTTACCTATCATGAGCTTTGAAATGACGACGCTCAACTATGACGGTACGCGTCGCTTGAACGCACACAATCGTAACGTAAAGGTTACAACTGACGAGGATAAGCTAGACTTCAACTATGCGCCAGTCCCATATGATCTACAGTTCAATCTGTATGCGTATGTTCGTAACGCAGATGACGGTGCGCAGATCCTTGAGCAGATCGTACCTTACTTTGGTCCTGAGTGGACTAACAGCTTGCGCATCATTCCGCAAACGAGCATTACTCAGGATATTCCTACGATTCTCAATACAGTGTCTATCGAAGACGCATACGAAGGCGACTTCGAAACTCGCCGCGCTTTAATCTATACATTCGACTTTACTGTGAAAGCATACTTCTACGGTCCAGTTCGCCGCCAGGGTATTATCAAGCGTTCACAAATCGACTTTGGTATTGTTACTTCAAACGTGGGTAACAAGATCACGCTGGAAGACGTTGCTCAAACTGGGCGTAGTTCGCGTATCGTTATACAGCCAGGATTGCTCGCAAACGGCAGCCCAACAACCAATAGCGCAGCTTCTGTTCCATATACACAGATTGACGCTGACGATGATTATGGATTCTGCTCTAATACGTTCTTCTATACAGACGGCAGAAAGTATAATCCTGTAACAGGACAAGATCAATGAGTGATAAGACCAACTTCGAAATTAGTGTAGAGCAAGCCTTAAACTTACCAGATTCACCGCCTATGGTTCAACCTGTAGCGCCTATAGAGGTTAATGAGAATGCTAACATTGATGATGACTTTGCTACAGCGCGCAATAACTTGCATCAGATCATTCACAAAGGTAATGATGCCCTGGAAGAAGCATTGCTCGTCGCAAAAAGCTCAGAGCACCCAAGAGCATTTGAAGTCGTCGGAGGTCTTATCAAGACGCTGGTTGACGCTAACAAAGATCTACTTGACATCCAAAAGAAATTGAAAGATCTTAAGAAAGTAGAAGACGAGAAAGCTCCTCAGTCGGTGCAAGCGCAGAACGCTATATTCGTGGGAAACGCAGCTGAACTTCAGCAGCTAATCAATGGTAGGAAGTGATGGGCGTTAAAACGTATCTTGGTAATCCTAATCTTAAAGCTGCTGGTGTCATTCATCATTATACTAAAGAAGAAGTTGATGAATACATTAAGTGTGCTAAGGACGTAGAGTATTTCGCCAGAACTTATATCAGAATCGTTAACGTCGATCAAGGCTTGATCCCGTTTCGTATGTGGGACTTCCAGGCGAAGATGCTTCATACGTTCGCCAACAATCGCTTTTCTATCTGCAAGCTCCCTCGTCAGGTTGGTAAGTCTACAACGTCGGTTGCATACATCCTTTGGCTCATTCTATTCACAGATCAGCAGAACGTAGCAATCCTCGCGAACAAGGGCGCGCTCGCGCGAGACCTGCTCGCTAAGTTGCAGCTCGCATACGAATATCTACCTAAGTTCCTTCAGCAAGGTGTTGTTACATGGAACAAGGGTAACATCGAACTAGAGAACGGCTCCAAGGTTGTAGCTGCTGCTACTTCGTCGAGCGCCATCCGCGGTGGATCGTATAACCTGATCTTCCTCGACGAGTTCGCGTTCGTGCAGCGTAACCTTGCTGATCAGTTTTTCGCGTCGACGTATCCTACGATTTCGTCTGGTACCACGACAAAGATCATTATCGTGTCTACGCCAAATGGTATGAATCACTTCTTCAAGATGTGGGTTGATGCTACAGAAGGGCGAAGTGAGTATAAGCCTATCGAGATTCACTGGTCAGACGTTCCTGGTCGCGATGAAAACTGGCGCAAGCAAACCATCGCTAACACCAGCGAAGAGCAGTTCCGTCAGGAGTTTGAGTGCGAGTTCATCGGTTCGTCACATACTCTGATCCATCCACTGAAACTGAGACAGCTAGCCTGGACTAAGCCAGATAAAGATAAGTTCGGACTCGATATGTATGAGCTCCCGAATCCACGCAAACTATACATATGTGTGTTTGACGTTTCTGAAGGCGTAGGAGGAGACTACTCCGCGTTATCTATCTTTGACGTCACGCAGTTCCCATATAAGCAAGTGGCTAAGTATCGAAGCCGTGAGATCACTCCGCTAATGTTTCCTGATGTGATCTATCGATTCTGCAAGATGTATAACAACGCATGGGTATTAGGCGAAACGAATAACATTGGTCAGCAAGTTGTTAACTCTCTGTTCATGGATCTTGAATATGAAAACGTGATTGCTACGTTCAGCAAGAACAAGAACGTCAAAGTCGGTGGCGGGTTTAGCTCTAGATCAGCTTTTGGTATTAGAACAACCAAATCAGTTAAGAAGATTGGATGCTCGAACTTAAAAACTATCGTCGAAAGCGATAAACTTCTTATAACTGATTTCGATACGATCGAAGAGCTAACGACTTTCGTAGAGACAAAAGACACATATAAGGCTGAAGAAGGTAGTCATGACGATTTGGCTATGACTTTAGTTCTATTTGGATGGCTTGTTACGCAGCCTTACTTCAAAGATTTGACTAATAGTGACGTTCGTCGCAGTTTAGCTCAAGAGAACATGAAAGAAGTCCATGATGATCTCCTTCCCGCTGGATTCTTAGATGACGGTGGAGTGACTCAATCTATGGAGGGTGGAGACGATCCATCACTCGACGGCGGGTTCAACGACGGCCGTATTTGGTAATAAAGTCCGTTTTTTATAAATAAAACGAGTAGGATTTAAGGCGCGAAGAAACATACTTCGTTACATAAAAGGAGATAAGTCCGATGGGTTTCCAAGTTTCTCCAGGAGTTAATGTCAGTGAGATCGATCTCACAACGATTATCCCTGCCGTTAGCACGACAACTGGTGCATTCGCTGGTCACTTTAAGTGGGGTCCAGTAGGACAGCGCGTCCTTCTTGATACAGAAGATACGCTCGCAAAGCAATTCTATCAGCCAAATACAAATACAGCTGTAGACTTTTTCACAGCTGCTAACTTCCTTGCATACGGAAACGCTCTCTATACAGTCCGTGTTATCAACGAAGGCGGCACGAAGTCTTCGAACACATCTCGCGCAAGAAACGCTATCGCAAACCAATCAAATACAACAAACACAATCATCAAGAATGAAGATGATTACGATGCTAACTATTCAAATGGCATCACAGGCGTTGGAGCTTGGGTTGCTAAGTATCCGGGCGTTCTCGGTAACAATCTTCGCGTTTCTGTTTGCTTGTCAGCCAACGCTTACGAAAGCACGCTAACTGGAGCTGTTTCTGTTTCAAACAACTCTGTAGCCGTAACCGGTGCTGGAACAAACTTTAGCAATCAGATTGCTCAAGGCGACATTCTCCTGATTGGTCCCGATAAGATTCAATGTCAAGTTTCTACGATCACAAACGCAACATCACTTACGCTTTCTAGTGCATATGTTGGCAACACAGTAGCTGGTCAAACTTCAGTAACTCGTCGTTGGGAATACTACAACTACGCACCATCTGCTCCAGGTACTTCAGCAGAAGCTGCTCAGTATGGCGGATCAAACGACGAAATGCATGTTGTAGTTGTCGACAATCTCGGTGGTATTACTGGCGTTGCAGATACGATTCTTGAAGTGTTTCCTGCTCTGTCGAAAGCATCTAACGCACATAGTGAAGACGGAACAACTATTCACTATTCGAACTACGTCAATAAGAATTCACGTTGGCTGTGGTGGGCTGCACACGTCACAGGTATCACAACAAGATCTGTTACATCTGCTGTAAATCATAACAGCGGAACTGGAACAACCAACAAGCCAGTTAACTTTACTCTCTACAACGGGCGTGACGGAGCACAGCCACGTGCTGCAGATTACATCAACGGATACAATCTGTTTAAGTCTGCAGAATCTGTTGACGTTTCGTTGATTCTTGGTGGCGGACACTCTACTTCGACTGTTCCTATTCATATCATCAATAACATCACTGAGTATCGTAAAGACTGTATTGCTATCTTCTCGCCACGTCAAGCTGACGTCGTGAATAACTCTGGATATGCTGGTGCAGAAGTAGATAGTATCATCGCGTTTAAAAACCAAATTGGTATCTCAACTTCTTACGCAGTAATGGATTCTGGATGGAAGTATCAGTACGACAAGTATAACGATCTCTTCCGCTACGTTCCTTGCAACGGCGACACTGCTGGTACAATGGTTCGCACGGATATCGAGCGTGATCCTTGGTACTCACCAGCAGGTTTCAACCGCGGACAGATTAAGAATGTTATTAAGTTGGCGTTCAATCCTAATAAGTCTGAACGTGACGCCCTCTACAAGGCTGGTGTCAATCCAATCACAACATTCCCAGGCGAAGGAACTATCCTGTTCGGTGATAAGACGATGCTCACAAAGCCATCTGCTTTTGACCGTATCAACGTTCGTCGTCTGTTCATTGTTCTGGAAAAGGCAATCGCTACAGCAGCCAAGTATACTCTGTTCGAGTTCAACGATGCGTTCACTCGTGCTCAGTTCAAGGCTCTTGTAGAACCATTCCTGCGTGACGTTCAGGGTCGTCGTGGTATCACAGACTTCCGTGTTGTTTGTGACGAAACAAACAATACGCCAGAAGTTATTGACCGCAACGAGTTCATCGGTGATATCTACATCAAGCCAGCTCGTTCAATCAACTTCATCCAGCTCAACTTCGTAGCAGTTCGCACGGGTGTTGACTTCACTGAAGTTGTAGGAAAGTTCTAATCGGCGGACTAAATATCAGAAAGGATAGGGAGAAAAACTAATGCCCTTTAATGTATCTACGTTCGCCGCAAGAGGATTACCATATGGTGGCGCAAGAGCATCTCTCTTTGAGGTGTTCTTGACGCTCCCAGCAGGTATCGCAGAGCCAACAGCTGAACAGCAATTTACGTTCGTATGTAAGGCTACTTCGATTCCAACATCTTCAGTAGGCACTATCGAAGTCCCTTACTTTGGTCGTAAGGTAAAGATGGCTGGTAACCGCACGTTCGAAAACTGGACGGTTACAGTTCTCAATGATGAAGACTTCCTGGTTCGTAACGCTTTCGAACTCTGGAGCTCATTCATCAACTCACACGAAAACAATCTTCGTAATCCATCAGTAATCACTGAGCAGGGTCTCGCTTCGTATCGCACAACAGCTACAGTTCGTCATTATGCTAAGACGGGCGTGTTCGCTGGCGGTACTACATCAGGCGATGCTGCTATTCCAACTCGCGAATATTCATTCATTAACATCTTCCCAGTAAACGTTGGTAACATCGAACTGAATTGGGAAACAACTGATGCTATCGAAGAATTCACTGTAGAGTTTGCCTACGATTACTGGACTGTTGACGCTGACGTTAACGGTAGGGTGATCAACGAGTAATTTGATCGCCGTTTTGTTATAAATTAAGTTGAAGGAAAATTAATGGCGATCGAATTATTTGGCTTCCGCATTGGAAGGGACAACGACGTTGCTGAAAAGCAAGCAGTCCAAATCCCTTCATTTGCCCCACCTCCTAATCTTGACGGCGCGATGGAAGTCGCGCCTGGTGGCGCATATGGAACGTATGTTGATCTAGAAGGTACAGCTAAGAACGAAGCAGAACTCGTAACTCGATATCGCGAAATGTCGATGTATCCAGAGTGCGAGTCTGCTGTCGATGACGTTGTTAATGAAGCCATCATCTCAAATGAACATGATGATCCAGTCTCACTCAATCTCGACAAACTAGAACAGCCAGACAGCATCAAGAAGCGCATTGAAGAAGAGTTCAATGAAATTCTAACTCTGCTCGACTTTAATAGCATGGCTTATGAAATCTTCCGTCGTTGGTATATCGACGGTCGTTTGTTCTATCACATCATGATTGACACAGCTCAGCCTCGCAAGGGCATTCAAGAGCTGCGTTACATCGATCCTCGTCGTATCCGCAAGATTCGTCAGCCAATCAAGAGAACGCCAGTTGTTGGGCAGAACTCTAAGCTGATTGCTCCTCCATACGAAGAATACTATCTCTTCAATCCAGCAGGTCTTTCATCTGGTACGCTCACACAGGGTGTAAAGATTTCGAAAGATGCTATCTGCTACGTTCACAGCGGTTTGCTTGACGCTCGCAATCGCATGGTTCTTTCGCATCTACACAAAGCGATCAAGCCACTTAATCAGTTGCGTATGCTCGAAGACGCGGTAGTTATCTATCGTCTCGCGCGCGCTCCCGAGCGTCGTATCTTCTACATTGACGTTGGTAATCTTCCCAAAGCAAAAGCTGAACAGTATGTTCGCGACATGATGGTTCGTCACAAAAATCGTCTGGTCTACGATGCGAACAACGGCGAAATCAAAGACGCTCGTAAGTTCATGACTATGCTTGAGGATTATTGGCTCCCACGCCGCGAGGGTGGACGTGGTACAGAAATTACCACGTTGCCTGGCGGTGAGAATCTTGGGCAGATGGATGACGTAGACTACTTCCGCAAGAAGCTCTACAAGTCTCTGTCAGTTCCTATCTCGCGCCTTGAACCAGACGGTCAGTTCTCGCTTGGTCGTTCAGGTGAAATCACACGCGACGAAGTAAAGTATGCCAAGTTCGTTGAGCGTCTGCGCGATCGTTTTACACATCTGTTTGATAATCTGTTAGAAATCCAACTGCTCCTCAAGGGTGTAATGACCCGCGAAGAGTGGAAGGATATGAAGAACGATATCAAGTATGATTTCCAGCGTGACAACTACTACGCTGAAATCAAAGAACAGGATATGATGAATAATCGTCTTGCTGTTCTTGGTGTTGTTGACGCATACGTTGGTAAGTATTACTCAGTCGAGTGGATTCGTAAGAACGTTCTTCGTCAAACTGAAGACGAGATGAAAGAAATGGATCAGCAGATGGCTATTGAGGGTCAGGCTGAAGCTGAGGCTAACGCAGAGCAGCAGCAAAACAATGATCAGAATATAGCTAACACGCAACCACAAAAAGAAAAATCAACGCCACAAAAAGTTGAAATTAGAGTCAAGAATGATACTTCTGGCACAAAGAAAGTAACGGCGAAAGAAGAAACCGTTCCTTTCATTCCTAAAATATTAACAGAAGAAGATAAGAAGCTCATCGAAAGCATGACTCGTGCTATTGAAAAGGTTTCTAAAGAAGATCTTGACGACGTGGAAGAAGAGATCAAGGATGCTATCTAAAAATGAAAGAGTTAGAAAAAGCTCAGATTCTTTCCATAGCTGCCAAGTTCGCTAAGGCAGAAGCGGAAGAACTACGCAAAAATCTACTCGAAAATAGCATATCTGAAGTAGAAAAGGCTAAAATACTTTCTATCTCTTCCAAGTTTGCCAAACAAGAAGCAAACGAAATCAAGCGCGAAATCCTAGAACAAATCAAAACTCTTTCAGAGTCTAACGGAGTGTTGGAGCTGAAGGAAGTTCGCTTGCGTGGACCTGAAGGTCGACGTGGTCCAAAAGGTAACAAAGGTGATATTGGTCCACGCGGTCTTATTGGTGAACAAGGCGAGATTGGTATTCGCGGCGAGAAAGGCGAAAAGGGAGACAGAGGTGATAAGGGTGATCCAGGTGAGCGCGGTCCGGTAGGTCCAGTTGGTCCAGTCGGACCTATGGCTGATATCACTCCGCTTCGCAAAGAAGTAGAGCAGTTTCTTGACGGCGCAGAAAAGCGCATCTCGCGTATCGCATTTTCTGCCGCAATGGGTCTTGGTCGTAGTTCTGGATCTGGTGAAGTCAATCTTCACAAACTCGATGACGTTGATTATACCAGCTTGAAGAACGCGAGCAATGGTCAAGCACTTGTCTATAACTCAGCGACTGGTAAATGGCAAGCTGGAACAGTTGCTGGAGGAGGTGGTAATACAGCTCCGCTTCTTGTTACGAAATCAGAACTTGGTGACCTAAACGAAAACGATCTAGTTGTCGTAAACGTAACAGGCGCGTCTTCAAACACAATCAATGTATTAACGAATGCTCTTAATAATGCGCTCTCACAGATCGCTGCTCTAGAAGCTCGTATCGACGCTCTGGAGAATCCATGAGCCATCCGATTGGAGTAGCCAACACAAGTTCTACAACAACAATTAAATCTCTGCGACTTAAGGTCAATGAGATCATTGATGCTGTTAATGAAATTGGTAGTAATGAACACATCTACATTGAAGTAACGAATGCGAACGCAAAGTTCGCAACTAAAGCATACGCTGCATCTAATGTGGCTGTTCGCGCACTTATCAATGACAGAATTCAAGTAGCCAATGTAGCTAATAAATATGCTACGAAGGCTTATGCTGCATCGAACGCATATGTAAAGTTGTTGCTTGCAAACACTAACTCTTACATAGCGTCTGTTGTTGCTGCTTCTCCTTCATCGGGGGGTTTTGATTATGGCTTTATTACATCTGCGGTTGATCCAGATACACAACAGGATTACGGAACGCTGTAATGGCTATCGAGATAAAGTTCAGAAGAGGTACGGCCACTCAGCACAATTCGTTCACTGGAGCGAACGGTGAGATAACGGTTGATACCACTAACAAGACGATCCGTGTTCATGACGGATCGACTGTTGGTGGAACGCGTCTTGCAAAGTTTAATGAGATAGGCGCAGCTTCAGCTAATCTACTCAGCGTCACGACTAACATTGTTCCGCAAGCGAACATAACATACGATCTTGGCACACCTACCAAAAGATGGAGATCACTTTATCTAGCTGGTAATACAATTTATCTTGCCGGAGCCCAAATCAAAGCCAGTGGTAACGGTGTTATCACTTTTGTAACTAGTAACAATCAACCTGCTACTATTCAAGCATCACAGCTTGTCGTTACAGCCAATACACCAAGCACGTTCGAAAAACTAACAATTACAAATCTTGTATTGAACAACGTTCTTGGTGTTCAATACGGTGGCACAGGCAAATCTTCATTGACGCAAAATGGCGTGATGTACGCTTCAAATAGCACAGCGTTTGCTTTTGCTACAGGATCAAGCGGCAAAGTAATGCAGATCGGATCTAACGGGATTCCCAAGTTCGATGACGTGGATGGAGGTTCTTATTCGTAAATGTCTGATACATTTGAAGAGGGCAAAGAGCTTGAAGTTATCAATGAGTTTATGGAGCAGCAGCAGACCAAAATCAATCAGCTGCAGCAACAGATACTTTTACTGACGACTAAAAATACTATGCTCGAAAAAGAACTCAATAAGCTAAAAAGTATAAATAGCGAGTATAAAGAACAACTCGATAAACTCACTAGAGTTGATCGAAAAAGTTTAAGCAATTATCTTGATGATGTCACTAGTGAAAGAAACGAAGCAGTTCTAAAAGAAAAAATAAAACGTCAACAAAAACGCAAGAGCTCTGACGGCTCAATGTTTAAAAACAGAGGTGTAGGAAATGGCATCAATAATTAAAATCAAAAGAAGTACGACGCCAGGGGCTGCGCCGTCTGCACTTGTTGCAGGTGAAATTGCCGTCAACATTCCTGATCGTCAGCTATTCGTCGGTGATGGAGCAACGATCTATCGAATTGGCGCTCAGTACCTTTCGGTAGCCAATGCTTCTGCAGTATATGCGACGAAAGCATATGCAGCAGCCAACTCGTATGTAAATACTCTTCTTGCGAATACAAATTCTTATATCGCAACAAAAGTCAATACGACTACGTTCAATTCTGCATTAGCTAATACCAACTCATACATTGCGACTAAGCTAAACACAAGCACCCATAATACAGATCTTGCTAATACGAATTCATACATTGCTACACAAGCAACTCGTATTGGGCTTGTTAATACAAACCTTGTCAATACCAATACAGCGCTCCGTACACTTATCTCGGATCGCCTTCAGGTTGCTAATGCTGCATCAACGTATGAAACAAAATCTACAGCTGATGCTCGTTTAGCTAATACCAATTCGTACATTGCAACTAAGGTCAGCACAAGCACATTCAATTCTGCGCTTGCTAATACCAACACATATATTGCAACCAAAGCTAACGCATCCAATCCAACAACATCTGGTTTGTTAGCACATACTGGTCGTGCGACTATCAGCACAAACCTTTCGGTTTCTGGTAATACAACACTTGGTGGAACTCTTGTTGCTAACAATACAGCAGGAACTTCTGGCTACTATCTGAGAACATCTGGAACTGGTGTCTATTGGGCTCCTCTGGATACAGCTAATCTCAACGTTGCCAAATACCTAGAAGTTGCTAATGCAGTTTCTACTTACGCAGTCAAGTCAAGTCCGTCAACATCAGGGTTCTTCAATCACTCAGGTCGCTTGACCGTTGGAACAAACCTTGCTGTTTCTGGTAACACACGAATCAGCGGTTCTACAATCATTGACGGCGATCTGACTGTTGAAGGTGCAGTAACTTATATTTCTTCATCGACTCTGAACGTTGATGACTCGATGATTAAGTTGGCTGCTAATAACTCGACAGACGCAGTTGACGTAGGTTTCTATGGTAAGTATGCTTCATCAGGAACAAAGTATTCTGGTTTGTTCCGCGATGCAACAGACGGTGTGTTCAAGTTCTATACAGGTTCTCAAACAGAACCAGGAACAACAGTAGATACTGGTGCAGCTGGCTATGCAGTTGCTACAATCGAAGCTGTAGTTGACGGCGGAACATACTAATATAAATTGATATGCACAGGTGGGTGACAAGTGCTTCACCCACCTTTCCTTTCTAGGAGTCGAGTGTGGCATCAACAATTAAAATCAAACGCAGTGGCGTTTTGGGTAAACAACCAAACACAGCTTCGCTGAGCGTTGGTGAACTTGCAATCAATTATAAAGATCAGAAACTTTACTCTTCCAACGGTACGGCTGTATTCGAAATTGGTGGTGGCAGTGGCGGATTAGTTTCTACTACAACATCTCTTGTAAAAAATCTAACGCAAAATGATACAGTTGTTACTGGTGTTACAGCAGCTGTATCAACAAATTATCTCCAAGTTTCTAATGCTTCCGCAACCTATGCCACAAAAGCATATGCTGCGTCAAATAGCTATGTCAAAACTATACTAGCCAATACAAACGCTTATATTGCAACAAGAGCAAGCTGGACTGCGCTCACTGGCACAAACACTGCTCTTCGTACACTTATCAGTGATCGTTTACAAGTGGCTAATGCTGTAGCAATCTATCAAACAAAAACTATTGAACGTGCTGCACTTGCTAACACAAACTCTTCAATTGCTACGCAAACATCGCGTATTACACTGGTCAATACAAATCTAACGGGAACCAATACTGCTCTTCGCGCACTTATTTCTGACAGATTACAAGTAGCCAACGCATCAACGTTATACGCTACAAAATCAAATCCAGCTACATCTGGTCTACTAGCACATACTGGTCGTGCTACAATTTCCACAAACTTATATGTTGCTGGTAACACCGTCTTAGGCAATCCTGCTGTTGTAACAGACAGAACAGTTATCAACGGTGTAACAGTAGCCAATGGTCAATTGAGCGTATCAGGTAACACAATACTTGGTGGAACTCTTGTAGCAAACAATACAGCTGGTGTGTCTGGTTATTATCTTCGCACGTCTGGAACAGGTGTCTATTGGTCTCCTGTATCTGGAGGCGGTGGAAGTGCAGCCAACGGATTCTCTGGTATCCTTGTAGGTGCTAACGTAGTTTCAGCAGACTCAACAACTGATAGACTTACTCTAGTTGCTGGATCGGGTATTACACTTGCTGGAAATCCAACAACAGATACCATTACTATTTCTTCTTCAACCACAACAGCAGGTATTGGATTTTTAATTGACGGCGGCGGATCAGCTATCACAACAGGCATAAAAGGTGATTTGCAAATTCCATTTAATTCTACGATTACATCGTGGTCTTTAATGGCAGATCAATCTGGTAGTGCTGTAGTAGACATATGGAAAGATACGTTCGCTAACTATCCTCCGACTGTTGCAGATACAATTACTGGTTCTGCTAAACCAACATTAACATCTCAAACGAGCGCGACTAGTTCTACATTGACTGGATGGACTACATCAATTACAGCTGGAGATACTCTGCGTTTCAATATAGATAGTTCTACGACTATAACAAGATTAACACTATCACTAAACTTAACGAGGACTTAATATGATTACTATTCTTGAAAACGGTATGATAAGCGACTCATTTCAAATGGGTAGTGAGCCTTTGATTTATAATGATGCAATAGTTATGTATCAAAAAGATTATGAAAATTTGTCGGCTGAAGAAATCGCTGAGATCAAACAACAGCGATATAATAATTGGATTGCTATCATAAACCAGCCTGTATCCGAAGTACCGACTGAAGAACCAGTCGTACAGGAGTAATGCATGGCAAACAGATTTTGGGTTGGCGGTACCGGCAACTGGAGTGATACTGCTCGGTGGTCAGCGACATCTGGTGGCGCGGGCGGCGCATCTGTGCCTGGCACGAACGATGCTGCAATCTTTAACGCCTCATCTGGAACAGGCGTTGCCACCTTAGACAGCAGCGTCACAATTCAAACGCTAACAATGACCGGCTATACAGGGACTCTTGCGTTTGGAACCAACACAATTTCACTTAATAGCACTGGCACAGTTTTCACTGGAGGAACGGGTGTCACCGTAACTGGTACACCTGTTATCAATATCACAAACAATACAGCAACAGCTACGACAGTAGCCGCCACTGCGGTAAGTGAAGCAAATAGCATCAGTTTCAATTTCACCGCTGGGACTTACGCGCTAACGCTTACGGGCAACGTGCGGTCTCTTAATTTTACGGGATTTGCAGGAACACTTTCAAATGCTGCCAGAACTATTTACGGGAACCTAACGGTTTCCTCCGGCATGACACTAACTGGTGGAACAAACACTCAAACTTTTGCAAAAACAGGTGGAACCCAAAACATAACTGTTGCATCTTTAAAAGTATTAGATTTTCCAATTACGTTTGCGGGAACAGCGACTTATTCTTTGAATAGTGCTGTAACTATTGGTACAACTGCTGCTGATAGAAATGTTACATTAACAACAGGAACGTTAGAAGTAAATTCGTTCAGCTTTGATATCTATGGTACATTTATTTCTTCGGGTACAGGTGTTAGAAGAATTCAAAGGTCTGGTAATGGTATCATAACCGTAAGACCTGTATCAGCTGCAACATTTTGGAATACCTCTACGGTAACTAACTTAACAACTGATGGAAATGTTTTAGTTGTTGTATTTGGTACTAACAATATATCGCAAACTATTTCAGCTGGTCAATTATCTGAAGCTAATGCTATTAGATTTTCTATTTCATCTCTCAATGGAACTACATCATTTACAGCTGGAGATACAGTAAAAAGTTTAGGTTTGTCTAACAGCGCCTATACACTATCAAACGTTGCAATTACAATTTATGGTGATGTGGCAATTAATGGTACAATACCAACACTTGCCGCTGGTGCAAACGCATGGACGTTTGCAGGCTCTGGCACTCAAACTATTACTACTAATGGCAAAACATTAGATTTTCCTATCACGTTTAGTGGTACTGGAACCTACAGTTTAGGAAGTGCTTTGTCTGTTGGAACCTCTACATCTAGAACAGTTACATTAACTTCTGGTACATTAGAATTAAATTCATATACGTTTACATTATTTGGTATATTTTCTTCTTCGGGTACAGGTGTTAGAAAAATACAAAGGTCTAGCGTAGGCGGCAAAATTGTATTATCGTTGAATACTCTTGCCACAGTTTGGAATACCGCTACGGTAACTAACTTAACAACTGATGGAAATGTTCTTGTCCAGTTAACAGGTGGTGGTGCAGTAACCAAAACAATTTCTGCAGGTGCTTTAACAGAAGCAAATTCTATAAGTTTTCAATTATCTACAACAGCTGGAACAGTTGCTTTTACAACATCTGATACTATAAAAGATCTTACTATTGATAACAATAGTTTTAGCATATCCACTAATATAGTTATTACAATTTACGGAAATTTAACTATAGCTGGTACTAGCCCTACACTAACGGCTGGTGTAAACAATTGGACGTTTGCAGCAACATCTTCAAAAACAATTACAACTAATGGCAAAACGCTCGATTTTCCAATTGTATTTAATGGTGTAGGAGGTTCTTGGACACTTCAAAGTGCTTTAACTACTTCTTCTAGTGTGACTCTGACAAACGGCACATTTAGTGCGGCCACGTATAATGTTACTATTCCAGTCTTCAGCTCAAACGTAACTAACACTAGAACACTCAATTTAGGAACTGGTACCTGGACTATATCTAGCTCTGGTTTATCGTGGAATATAAATGGTACTAATTTAACTCTAAATGCTAGCTCATCTACAATTTTACTTACTAATACCGGAACCACGACTTTCAGTGGTGGGAGCAAAACTTACTACAATGTCTCGTTTACAGGATCTGCAGGAAATGGTCACCTATCTGTAAATGGAAGCAACACTTTTAATAATTTAACTTTACAAAATGCTTGTGATTTAATACTACAATCAACAACTACTAATACATTTGCTTCTCTTACGACTAGTGGAGCTACTCGCTCGTCTACTAATACTATTAGAGCAAGCACTGTTGGATCTCGTGCAAATATTGTTTACACAGGAGCAACTCGTATTGTTGTTCCATATGCAGCTGTTAGAGATATTTCTGCAAACGTTCCAAATATATGGTATATGGTAAACGGTTCAGTTGATAATGGCAACAACAACAATATAATGTTTGCAAATCCTATTCTTTATTGGATAGGTGGTAGTGGCACTTGGAATGCTTCCTCTAATGCTAATTGGTCAAATACTTCGGGTGGAAGTGTTAGTTCTTATATTCCAGATCAATATACAGATGTTATATTTGATGCAAACTCAGATTCAGGCGCAGGCTTTGCAGTTACAGTAAGCACCGGAGCAGTATGTCACTCAATGACAGCCTCTGGTTTAGATAATAATATGACACTTAGTGGCAGTTCAACTTTAACCGTTTATGGTAGCTTGTCTTTACCTTCAACCAATTTTACACAGAGTTATACAGGTACTCTAACTTTTGCTGGCGGTGAGCTTGGGTTAACTATTACAACAAATAGTAATGTATTTTCTGCAATTACATTCAATGGTCCACTAGGTGAGTGGACTCTCCAGGATGCATTAACAACAACTGGTACTGCTATTCTTACTTTTGGAACTCTAGCTCTAGGAGCATTTACTTTTACTTGTAATAAATTTGACTCCAATAACTCTAATACTAGAGCAATAAATTTTGGTACTGGTAGGATAGTACTCACATCATCGTCTGCAGAAATTGTATGGGATACTACCACTAATAACGGTTTAATTATCTCTGGTAGTCTTCTTGTACAACTAACTGGTGGAGGAGCTACAACTAAAACTATATCTGCTGGCCCAGCAGTATCAAACAGATCATATAATTTTCAACTATCAACAACTTCAGGCACTGTAACATTTACTTCAGGTAACGGTGTAAAAAATCTTATAATTGACAACAATTCCTTTACACTATCAAACGTTGCAATTACAATTTACGGTGATTTAACAATTGCTGGTACTACACCAACACTTACTGCAGGTACAAATATTTGGACATTTGCTGGTACGGCTGGAACACAAACAATAACTACAAATGGTATGACTCTTGACTTTCCAATTACGTTTAGTGGTACTGGTACTTATTCTCTAGGAAGTGCTTTGTCTGTTGGTGCATCAGCAATTCGAACTGTTACATTTACAACAGGAACGTTAGAATTAAATTCATATAATTTTACTATCTTTGGAGTATTTTCTGGTTCAGGAACTGGCACAAGAAGAATTCAAATGTCTGGCTCCGGTGGTAAGTTTGTTATTTCGCGAAATACATTGGGCACGGTTTGGACTACAACTGTTGTAACCAATTTATCGACAGATGGAAATATTTTGGTTCAGATAACTGGTACTACTGCCGGGCAGCAAATAGGGGCGGGAGCACTTTCAGAAGCAGATGCTGTAAGTTTTCAATTAAGTTTAACTTCAGGATCTGTTGCATTTACAACATCTAATACAATTAAAAATCTTACTATTGATAACAGTGCATTTACACTATCAAACGTAGCTATTATTATCTACGGAAACCTTACTGTTAACGGTACTTCTCCAACATTGACTGCTGGTGTTAATGCTTGGACATTCGCTACTACAGGCACTCAAACAATTACAACTAATGGCAAGACGCTTGATTTTCCCATCACTTTCAATGGCATAGGCGGCACTTGCAGACTGCTCAGTGCCTTGACCTTGGGATCAACACGCACACTTACCCACACCAACGGTACGTTGGACCTCAACGGTTTTACACTGACCACTGGCACGTCCTACACGACTGCCGCAGGTACCAAGAACCTGACGTTCAATGGTGGCACTTTAACATGTCCCAGCTCAGGCGCGACCTCCTTCAATAATGCTGCACCAACTGGTTTCACCACCACTGCGGGTACTGGTACGGGCACCATTAACATGACGTCGGCAAGCGCCAAGACCTTTGTGGGCGGTGGGTCAACTTACAACTGCACACTTAATAATGGGGGTGCGGGTGCGCTTACCATTACCGATAGCAACACGTTCATCACGCTTGCCAACAGCGTCCAACCTACCACGTTCAGTTTCACGGCTGGCACCACCACAACTCTGACCAACTGGAACATCAACGGGACCGCAGGCAATTTGGTGACTATTCAAAGTGGCACAGCGGCTTCTCACACGCTGTCCAAGGCAAGCGGCACTGTTAACGCCAATTATCTTTCCATCAGCTACTCTAACGCAACTGGAGGAGCAACTTGGTATGCTGGAGCAGCTTCTACAGATGGCGGAAATAACAGTGGTTGGATATTTGCAAATGCTCCTGTGATTGGATATAGTTGGGGTTGGATTATTGGGTAATTTTATAAATAGATTCACAACGGAGTATCATTATGGAACAGATTTATACAGCTATTCAAGCCGCCGCCGATCAGGACGCAAACTCATTTCGCGACGCTATCGGAGCCGCGCTTGCAGCTAAGATCGAAGACGCGCTTGAGCTGAAGAAGGTTGAAATCGCTTCAAATATGTTTAACCCACAGCAGGACGAAGAGCTCGCAGCCGAGCAGGAGATTGAGACAGATGAAGACATTCAGACAACTGCGTGAAGCTCTGGCTAAGGAAGAAAATCCTGAGGCAAAAGCTCTGCGTCCTCGCGCACAGGGCGAACAAGATTTTTACGATGCACATACGCGCAACGTAACAGATTATCCAGTATCCAGCAAGGGCGGAGAAACTAAACTAGCTGATCATCAGCCAAACAATGGTGATCGCGGACCTATCAAGCAAGGTACTTCAGACCTTAAAGATCAGTCTGGTTTCAAGGGTAGCAAGACTCCGCTCACTCGCGCTGACAAGACACAAGGCGACATGAAGCCACTAAAGACATCTCCTTCATCTGTTCAAGCCCCATCATTTGGTGAATCAGTTTTCATCAATGCTCCAGTCATCAGTGAGTCGGATGAAGACGTGATGGAATTTGAACTTATGAACGGCGACGTTATCGAAATCAACGCCGACATCTACAATTCTATTCACGAAGTGTTCCATAGATTGACCACAGGTAATCAAGCCGTATTCAAAGCAGCTGTTAACGAGAGCGTCGATTCATTCGAGCGCATCCTCGATTTCGTTGCTGACATAATGAGCGAGGATGAGTAATGGCCGCTGAAGGAATTGTAAATAAACACGTCAAGGGCGGTTGGTTCATCGCTAAGTTTAATGCAAGTGGTTTCATTAAAAGAAATCATCCAACGCCTACAATTGGTGCTAACTCTGCGGGTGAAAACGTTACTCGCATGAACATCGTTTCTGCTGAGTGGTCGTGTGGTAACAACGTGTATTGGCAAGTTCAGCGCGGCGCAAACACAATCCTACTGTTAACAGACGGTCAGCATGTCATGGATATGTCAGACTCGCGCCTTATCGACAATGGTGATGCGGAAGCAACATCAAATGTAGTAGTAACAAAAGTTGGTTCTGGCCCTGCTACACTTATTCTTAAGTTGCATAAGACAACATCAATCAGTGGAGGCTCGCAATACTAATGAAACTCATCTGCGAAGTCAATGAAGACTTAAAAATCATCACAGAATCTAATGAAGCAGGTGAAAAGCAGTTCTTCCTTGAAGGTATCCTCATGCAGGGTAATCTTAAGAACAAGAACGGACGTATCTATCCAACACAAACTCTAGCCAACGAAGTTGCACGTTACAATCGTGAGTTCGTTGAGCAGAATCGCGCTTATGGTGAGCTTGGACATCCACAAGGACCAACCATCAATCTCGAGCGCGTATCACACATGATCAAGTCTCTGCGCCAAGAAGGTGATAACTTCATCGGCAAAGCAAAGATCATGGATACTCCATACGGAAATATCGTAAAGAATCTTATGAAGGAAGGTGCCAAACTGGGCTTTTCTTCTCGCGGTATGGGATCACTCGTTAAGAAGGGTGATATCATGGAAGTCCAGAATGACTTCCATCTCGCTACCGCTGCGGATATCGTTGCTGATCCATCGGCTCCACAAGCTCTTGCTAACGGAATCATGGAAGGTAAGGAATGGGTTTGGGATAACGGCATCCTTGTAGAAAAGGATGTGGCTCAAATTAAGAATGATATTAATGAGGGATACGGCACAAGGGAAAATCGTGAAACGGTTCTTCTGAATGCATTTAATAAGTTCCTTAAGAATATCTAAATGGCGTCGTTTTTATAAATAAACTAGAAGAATCTTCTAATAACCCTGAGGAGAATATCAATATGTCAGGTCAGGATACTAACGTCGAAAAGCTCGACGTGCAAGAAGCAAAAAAGGCGAGCTACGGCGTTAACGCTGAGATCGCTGACCCTACTGGAGTTCAAGCATCAGTTCCTGGTGGTGTGGCTCAACAGGGTGAGAAGTCTGGGCCTATGACTCAGGGTTCAGGTATTAAGCCTTATACAAAGGTAGGCATGATCAATGCTATGGTTCAGGCTCTTGGTGGCATGAAGAAAGCAGAAGTATCATCCATGTACGACAAGTTCAAGGGCGACAAGACAAACCCAACTCAGGGTTCATCTGTTGATCCAAAGCAGCGTTCAATCGGTGAGTCAAAGGTTGTTCGTGTTTCAGCTGAAGATATCGATGTTTCAGATGACATCAAGGCAATCTTCGCTGGTACAGAAGTTTCTGAAGAGTTCATCACAAAGGCAACAGAAGTTTACACAGCTGCTATCCTTTCAAAGGTAAACGAGCAGCTCGAAGCAGTTGATGCCAAGTTCGACGAGTCATTGTCAGAAGAAGTTTCAACAGTCAGCGAAGAACTCGTTGAGCGTGTTGATACCTATCTCGACTACGTTGTTGAGCAGTGGATGGACGCAAACTCAGTCGCTATTGAGCGTGGTCTCAAGGCTGAAATCGTCGAGTCATTCATGTCAGGCCTGAAGGGTCTGTTTGAGTCACACTATATCGACATTCCAGAAGACGCAGTTGACGTAGCTGAAGAGCTGGCCGATAAGGTTGATGCTCTTGAGTCAGCGATCAACGAAGAGATCGAAAAGAATATTGAGCTTTCAAACAAGCTCAAGAACTTCGAGCGCGAGTTCGCGTTCGCAGAAGTTTCAGAAGGCCTGACAGATACGCAAGTAGCAAAACTGCAGTCACTTTCTGAAGCAGTCGAGTTCGAAGATGTTAAGACATACAAGAGCAAGATTGCTACCCTTCGTGAGAGTTATTTCCCAACAAAGGCTTCGGCCGGGTCTTTGACAGAATCAGTAACTCTCGATGAGGAACCAGTGGGCGACGACGTTGCCGAAAAGCAGGTTCCAGTTGAAATGGCTGCTTATATGTCCGCGATCACTCGCGGAATCAAGAAGTAATATAGTTTTTAAGGAGAATTAACATGCAATCTCTGAATGAAACCGTTCAGAAGAAGTGGCAGCCAGTCCTGGAACATCCTGATCTGGCTCCCATTAAGGATACACACAAGCGTAGCGTAGTTGCACAACTTCTGGAAAATCAGGAACGTGCTGCTCGTGAAGACGGATTTGGTTCGGGCGGATATCGCGCTCCAGGTCTCCTGGGCGAAGCTGCTCCAACCAATGCTATGGCAGGTTCATCTTCAACAGCTGGTGACGGCTCGATCGATACTTTCGATCCAGTTCTGATCTCGCTCGTTCGTCGTTCGATGCCTAACCTGATCGCATACGACATCTGCGGCGTTCAGCCAATGACAGGTCCAACAGGCCTGATCTTCGCAATGCGTTCACGTTTCACGACTCAGGGTGGTGCGGAAGCTCTCTTCAACGAAGCTAACACAACTTTCTCTGGTTCAGCTGCTGGTAACACTGCTTCGCGCTTTGTTGTTGGTAACGCTTCGTCAGGTCGTTCGCAAGAAACTAACGATCCAACACTCCGCGCATCTGCTGCTACAACAGGTTCGTATACTGTTTCGACAGGTATGTCCCGTGCTCGCGCAGAAGCTCTGGGCGATGGTTCAGCTAATGCGTTCCAAGAAATGGCATTCAGCATTGAGAAGGTAGCCGTTACAGCAGTATCGCGCGCCCTCAAGGCAGAATACACCATGGAACTCGCTCAGGATCTCAAGGCCATTCATGGTCTCGACGCTGAGACAGAACTGTCAAACATCCTCGCTGCTGAAATCCTTTCGGAAATCAACCGCGAAGTCGTTCGTACAATCAACTACACCGCTGCTGCTGGTGCTCAGGAAAACGTAACAACTGCTGGTACGTTTAACCTGGACGTTGACTCAAACGGACGTTGGATGGTTGAGAAGTTCAAGGGTCTCCTGTTCCAGATCGAACGCGAGTCTAACCAGATTGCTAAGTCAACTCGTCGCGGCAAGGGTAACGTTCTGATCTGCGGATCTGACGTTGCATCAGCTCTTCAGATGGCAGGCGTTCTGGACTACACTCCAGCTCTTGCTAACAACCTCAATGTTGACGATACAGGCAACACCTTCGCTGGTGTTCTCAACGGACGTATCAAGGTCTATATCGACCCATACTTCGCTTCGTCAGCTGGCAAGCAGTATTTCACACTCGGCTATAAGGGCTCTTCTGCCTTTGACGCTGGTCTGTTCTATTGCCCATACGTTCCACTCCAGATGGTTCGTGCTGTTGGTCAAGACACCTTCCAGCCAAAGATCGGCTTCAAGACACGTTACGGAATGGTTGCAAATCCATTCGCAACGTCTGCAGCCGACGGCGTTATTGGTGCTCCAAATACCAAGGGCAACAACGTCT